GAATATCACGATAATAACATTATTATGGGTATGGGGATTCCTCGCAGACGGATTAAGGACGAAAATTACGTATATAAATCTAAAGACGGGATAAATTACGATGAGCTGTCGTGGTTTAGGGACTTGAGCAGGTACGGTAAGAACTTCGCAACCGGTTTACGTAACGTTCAGACGACTCATTTGTTAATGAAGGGATACCCTACCAGATATGCCACCAAATTTCAGGTATCGTCCCTGATTGAAGCCGAGATACTCCGTATTGAGTTTAGTAACTTTGAACATAAGATTGATATTATCAGTCAATTGGAACCGCTTATGGAAAAAGGCGTATTGGATATGGAAAAGATTAAGGAGATGATATTGCTTCCATGGGCGGAAGGCGCGTTCAAAAAGAAAGAGCAGCCGCCTAAAAAGAAAGGCGCGGAAGAAGAGGAATCGGTAGACGACATTCTCAGTGAGAATAACAGGTTATCCGTAAATGCTAAACGCTTCGCAGATATATTCAACAAGTCGCCGCAGTTAATGAATTATGCGTTAGGGGTAGGTAACGGAGTAAACATTTCAGGGGTAGAAGATAAAGTATCAAAATTTTTGAAAAAGGTGTTATAGGTGATGACAGACACAAAACCAAAAGAGTGTATTGCGGTTACAACGCAATCTATCAACTGCGCGTTGGTATCCGGTAACAAGGGAAATCTGTTTATTCAGTTTGCTACGTTAGCCCAAAATCTTATGAAACATAAAGATTTCATTGGGTACAGCAAAGAGTTCAAGCACGACATTGCGGGGGAAATGACACTTGCGATGATGGACGCACATTCCGGATTTGACGTATCTCGTGGGACATCTTCGTTTTGTTATTTTACCTATATCGCTCGCCGAGTAGGATGGAAACACATAAAGAAAGAATACGAATATAATAATCATATGCATAAAGAATTATTGGAAGAGTTTGGACAATTCGACCATCTTGACAGTCATAATTTGTAATGGAGGAACTGATGCCTCGTCCGACTTGGCGTTCCGCTGCTTACAGCATTCAAAATATAGAAAAGTATATGGGAACGAAAACGCCGGTGTACAAATCGTCGTGGGAACTTCGGTTTATGAAATATCTGGACAATACCCCTCAGGTTATTCAGTGGGCGTATGAGCCGCTGGCGATACCTTACATCCATCCTGACGGCACTACCCACCGATACTTTCCTGATTTTGTTATCGTCAAACAAAACCGGAAAGAGGATATTCCTGTGAAATATGTAGTCGAGATTAAACCGGCAAAGCAAACGGGGAAATATGGGTTCAGCCATAGGCGTAAGGAATTAGACAGACAGGTGGAGAACGATGTAATCCTGTTAAATAACGCTAAATGGGAAGCCGCGAATAATTATTGCAAAATACACGGTATGGTATTTACTGTGATTACAGAAGACGTTTTGTTGCACTGAACCCGACATCTTCCACTAAATATTGTAGGAGGATGTCATGATAATCGAGAGCATATCACATAACGACGCGAAGCTCGCTGCGGCAATGAAAGCGAACGCGCTTAGAAGTTCGAGAGGCGCTGGAAAGATGGATAGCGTTTCGAAAGTCCTAAGGGGATACCCGATAACTGAGATAATAAAGGACAGTAAACAACCCGAACAGCATACCCCGCAATACGCACATCGTGAAAATAAGAAAACGGAAGATCGTGGCAGTAAGTTGGCAGGATTTGAAGGTATATATCATACCGCGCCGGGCGGTTCTATCAGTGTCGAATCAGAAAAGCACGGAATGAGAAAAGCGGCAAATTCCTTATTTGAAAACCGGTTTATCGGTGCTCCTCCGATGCCGGATCCACAACGAAACTTTATGTGGGTTATGGTAGTCGATATGTCATCGTTCTTTTTAGTGGAAGCATCTATCCCCGGACATGGTGAACGGTTGCCGATTAACTGCCGGTCGGTTACCCCACCTGCGGTTATCACGGATTTTGTGGTAGATAAGTTTATGGGGGATGAGATTGTTTATCCCACCGTTACTCATAACGACCATACTATGAACTTAGTATTTGATGAACGGGAAGACGGGCTGTCATATAAGTTAATGGAATTATGGACCCAAGAAATAAATTTCATGGACAGTCGAGTAGGGTTAGCGGGTTCGATGCATGCCGTCAAAGGTGGGGATATTACGCCGTTCGGTTATACCCGCAACTGTTACTTCTTTAAGTTGAGTTACGATAATAAAGCGGTTACCGGCGGTTGGGTGGCAACTAACGCTTTTCCTAATAAATTCCAAAGTTCTAATCTTGATTACAAAGGTGCGGGTGCTATAATGACGGTTAATGTAACTCTTGCGTTCGATAAATGGTTTTCCGTTTTGTGATTTTTCAATTTCCTTTTTACTAAATACTTACGGTAGAAAAATTAAAATGAGAGGGCTATTATGGCTAATAATATGGAAGGTATGGGATCTGCTGGGGTGACATTGGAGAATGGAACGAACGCTGGGATCCCATCGGCTCCGTCGCTTGCTGTATTAAAAGGGCAGAAACTTACCGTATCGAACGTGGGAATGGGAGTGGGAGTGGGAACGGATATTCCTTATGCCGCAAACAGGACAGGGGACACAAACAAACCGGGGGTGTACACTGGGGCGCAGGGTGCGACTCTGACTATTGAGTCAGAAGCGGACAGTATGAAAAAGGCAGCGTCGCTGCTTATTGAAAACCGATTGGCGTTACTTCCTGACGTTCAACGAAACTTTTCATGGATTATTTCTGTTGATTTAACTCCGTATATGAACGCGACGAGTATCCCTGGTAATATGAGTGTTGAGGAGCGACTGGCGGTAGCGTGTCAGCAAGTTACCCCTCCTGCGGCGCAACTGGAACAAATAGAGGAAAACTTTATGGGCGATAAACAATATCATGCGGGAAAGCGGTCTTTTGCCGGAACTATGCAGTTGGCGTTTATCGAACGGGAAGACGGGATTACTATGAAAGCGTGGGAATTGTGGGCAAATGAAGTTTTCAATAATGACCATAGATTGGGTCTTGGCGGGTCGTATCATGTAAGTAAACGTGGTACAGCGACCGCCGCAGGTTATTCCCGTAATTTGTATGTTTGGAACCTGAATTATGAGAATACTGCCATAACGCAGGGTCATGTAGCGTTAAACGCGTGGCCTACTCAATTTAGCGCTACTCCGTTAGCGTATAGCGGTGCGGGGTCTGCTATGCAAGTAAATGTAACAGTGTCGTTAGATAAATGGCTTCCTGTTCTTTAACGATATACTTTTGTTGGAATTAGCACGGTGTTCTGTATTTTAACATGCTTGTGCTAAGTCCAAACATCATAACCGACGGATCTTTTTGATATTCAGGATTTACTCTTCCCCATGGATCGTATTGCCCAAAAGGGTTTACATTCCGTCCATTGAGCGTCATACCTGATCTCCCTGTCTGTCCGCATATGGGAACTCCGACAGCGGCTTCCTGTGTATCTATAACGATTGCCTGCCGTTTTATACTGTCCGTCCTTAATTTTTCCCAAAGGGGATGCTCGGGTATGGATAACGCCCATACTGTTCCCATGACGAGGTCGTCGTGTATCTCTCGTACCATACTGCGTATGGTTACTTTATCCGTCCTGTTAGATTTTACCGGACCAAACGATTTAAGTTGAATGAGGGTATTTTCGTCGGTAATCGTTATTTTGGTATCGTCAAAAGCGTCTCGAAGATACCCTAACTTCTGTGGTCTATTTTGGGAGGTAAGTTTTATTCCGTAGATGGGAGTACCGTCGGTAGTTACTTTGTTCGGTTCATAACATAACCAGTCGGTTTCGCCCTTAGTAACCAAATACGCTATGACCCCGTGCCCCCATTCATTAGATTCCAGCATTGCTATGGAGTTAGGGTATAATGCATGAGCGGCGACAATCTGGTTTGCGAAATTACGGGTAGACAGGGTATTATCCTCGAATACATATACCTGTTTGAAAAATGATAATTCCGCATCGGTTTTGTAGATAAGGATAACGCTGGGGTCACCTGCAGTCCCTTCTCCGACATCGACACCTATAAGATATTTATAATTGGTATCAAATTCTTCGTAAATCCGTTCGGTATATCGTGCGTTGTGTTTCGTTGGGGGATGAACTTCTATAGCGTCTAACACACTCTTTTCAATAAACGTTCCGGCGGTTTCATCTTCTACCTGACATTCATATTCCTGTAACCAGAACGCCATACCGTTATCCGCTATGGTTCGTTGCTTAAACTCTTCGGTATATCCTGGGACTTCGTTCCAACTCAACGAGAACGGGGTATAGGAGTTTCGTCCCATCACGGCGTTTCTGTAATATTTGTTGAAGTGGTTTATTTTACCCTTGTTATTCTGTAACGGGGTAGATAACATGACTATTCTACCGTTACGGGGGTCTTGTGCGGACGATACGGTAGGCAGGATAGCGCGTAAAAGCGCATCCGCTATGTTATATTCCACATGACCGAACTCATCGAGGATAAGTAAGTTAACCCCTTTTGAACGTCCGGTATTCTTGCCGGTAGCCAGGATAGACAACTCGGAACCGCTGACAAAACATATTTCCTTTGCGTTCATCTTGGTAAGCCCTATTTGCAAATATAGCGGTAAGTTTTCCAGCATAAGCAGTATCATAGTATGCATGGTGTCTGCGTTCTGTTTCTGGTCGGCTATATACAATACACGTTTCGATTTATGAAACATGCAGAACCATAAGATATAGACGGCTAACGCCGTAGTTTTTCCGGCACGACGGGGATACCTCACGGCGAGGTTATTCTTTCCCGGATTAGTTTTCTCACACGTCAGATACCTCCACAGTTCTTTTTGGTATTCGCGTGGAACTAACGGTTGCAATCCGCTGTCTAACGTCATTACTTTAAGATGAGTCGCAAAGTGTTCCAGACTCGCGGCACATTTCTTAAACTCTCTCTGCCGGTCTAAGGAATAGTTTATCTGGTCTTTTTGTCCGCG